GAACGACGAGCTGCTGGCGCAGTGGCCGCATGGCGATCGCGGCGTGCCCGTGTGGCATCTGGACGAGTCGATCGACCGGCTGGTGCGGCTGGCTGCAGCGTGGCCACGGGTGGCGCTCGGCTCGGCCGCCGAGTACGACGTGTCGAAGCCCCGCCGCTGCCTCGACAGGCTGGCCGCCGCCCTGCCCACCATCAGCGACGACGCGGGACGCCCGAGCGTGAAGCTGCACGGGCTGCGGATGCTCAACCCTGCGCTGACTGCTCGCCTCCCGCTGGCGTCAGCTGACTCGACAACGGTGGCGCGGAACGTGCCGCTCGACAGCCGGTGGGTGGGCACGTACGCACCCGCCACGCCCGAGGCTCGTGCCGACGTGCTCGTGTCCCGGCTAGAGGCTGTGCACGCACCCGGTACGATCGTCGCCCGGGACGCAGCAGCCCAGCCGACGCTGTTCGACGACGCCTTCTGCGGTTAGGCTCCCGCCACATGCCAACCGAACCATCCGTGGACGAGCTGTCGGGCGACGAGTTTGAGGCTGCAGCACGCGGCCCGTGGACGTCAGCGATCCGCGAGTTCGTGCCCGCCGTGGATCCCGAGCAGCTACTCGCCCACCCGCTGAACGCTCGGCGGCACCCCGGGGCACAGCGCGACGCGCTGCGGGAGTCGCTGGGCAAGGCCGGGTGGGTGGACGTCGTCAAGGTGAACGTGCGCACCGGGCACGTCATCGACGGCCACGCTCGTGTCGAGGAAGCGATCACTGCTGGTGCGACTGTGCCCGTGCTGTACGTCGACCTCGACGAGCAGACCGAGCGCTACGTCCTCGCCACCTTGGACCCGATCAGCGCGCTCGCCACGTACGACAGCGAGGTCATGGCCGAGCTGCTGCAGGGGCAGGAGATTGAGGCCGAGGCGCTGCGACTGCAGTTGGAGGCGATCGCAGGAGCCGAGTGGGAGACTCCGTGGAACCCCGGGGGCGGCGGCGACGACGAGGGCGACGGCAGCGAGAACGACGGGCTGTGGCCCACCGTGGCCATCAAGTGCCCGCCCGCCGTGTACCGGGTGTGGCTCGACCGGCTCGACGCTGCCGGGCCGACGGCGCAGCCTCACAGCGTGTTCGCTGCGCTGCTCGACCTCGACGACGAGTCGTGACCGGACGCCTCCTCGCCTCCTACTACCACTGGAAGGGGCAGGACGTGCGCGCGTGGACGGAGCGCTTCCCGCTGCGCTCGCTGTTCGTCGACTCTGGCGCCTTCTCCGCCTACACGCAGGGCGTCAAGGTCAACCTGAACGAGTACGCCGAGTGGTGCCTCGCCCACGATGACCTGTACGACGTCGCCATCAACCTCGACGTGCTGTTCGACCCGGACCGCTCGGAGCGGAACTACGGGCTGCTGGCTGCGCAGGGCGTGCGGGTGCTCCCTGTGTTCCACGCCGGGTCGCCATGGTCGGTGCTGCACGACCTGTGCCGTGACCACGACTTCGTGTGCCTCGGCGGCGTCGCCAACTCGTCGTCGGCCAAGGCCGCGATGCGCGCATGGCTGGACCGCTGCTTCACCATCGGGCACGACTACGGCACACGCTTCCACGGGCTGGGCGTCACGAGCTGGTGGGCGCTGCTGCGCTACCCGTGGGCCAGCGTCGACTCGACTGCGTGGCTCAACGGCATCATCTACGGCACGCCCCGCCTGTTCGACGACCAGCGACCCCACCAAGGGTGGATCGGACTCAAGCTGGGCGACGCACGCAGTGTGCTGGGCGCCGCCGAGCTGCTGGCGCGCTACGACGTCGAGCCAGCCGACCTGCTCGACCCTGAGCGGCACCACTATCGCACCATCGGGCTGCTGACCGCGCGCACGTGGGCCGACGCCGAGGTGTGGCTGTCGAAGCTGCCGCACAACCGCGACCGCGAACCGATCCTCCCGACGTGGGCGCCCCTCGCAGTGTTCCTCGGCACGTCCAACGCTCGCACCGCCGAGTGCCTGTCGGCGGTCTACACCGAGGCCCACCTTGACCCTGCGTACGTGCGCGGCCCCGTCAAGGGCGGCGCCTACGACCCGGACCGCTACGCCCAGCAGGAGGCCTGACGCCCGTGTGCTCCATCCATGGCATCTACAGCCACGTCGGCTGCGACGACGACGACGCCGACCAGCTCCACCGCCTGCTCGTCGCTGGCGCCGAGCGGGGCAGCGACTCGGCTGGGATCGTCACGAGCACCGGACAGGCGCTCCCGATGATCGGCAGCGCACGCGACTACCGGCTCGACGACGTGCGCAGCGTCGTGCGCGGGGCGCGCTGGGCCGTGGCCAACTGCAGGGCCGAGCCGACGACCGAGTGGGTGCACAGCAAGCGGCTCGCGGACGTGCAGCCCTTCTCGCACGACAGCGTCACCGTCGCCCACAACGGCACCGTGGCCAACGACGCCGACCTGCTCGCCGTGCACGGCATCGCACAGGCGCCCACAGCGGTCGACTCGTGGGCGCTGCTCCCTGTGCTCGCCAGCGAGCCGAACTGGTCTGCAGCGGGCCTGTGCGAGCTGCTGCAGGAGAACGTGGTCGGGTCGTGGGCGCTGCTCGCCGGGCGTGGAGACATGCTCGCAGCGAGCGTCAACTACCGCCCGCTGGCGGCACAGTTCACCGACAACGGCGTCGCCTTCACGTCGCTGGCCCGCCATGGCGAGCTGGGGCCGGGACTCGTGGACCGCATGACCGACCCGTGGACACGCCTGCGCCCGTACAGCACCGTCCTCGTCACCCCGCAGGGCATCGACGAGGCTGACCTGCGCACCAACGGCGGGACTCGGGCGCTCGTCGTCGCCAGCGCCGGGCTGGACTCGACGGTGGTGGCGTCGATGCTGCTCGCCGACGGGTGGGACGTCGGGCTGCTGCACCTGACCTACGGGTGCCGCGCTGAGGCCCGCGAGGTGCAGGCTGTGCGCGAGATCGCAGTGGCGCTCGACGTGCCGCTCACGATCCTCGACCTGACCGCCGTGTTCGCAGCGATCGGCAACAGCCGCCTGCTCGACCCGACCGCTGCACACGCCCCGGGCGAGTCGGGCGCCGAGTTCGCGCACGAGTGGGTGCCCGCCCGGAACCTCGTGCTGCTCGCAGTCGCCAGCGCGCTCGCCGAGGCCCACGGGTACGACGCTGTGGCGCTGGGCGCCAACATCGAAGAGGCGGGCGCCTACCCGGACAACGAACAGGAGTTCATCGAACGGCTGGGCGACGTGCTGCCCTACGCCACGCACGTCGACCGCGACGTGCGCATCCTCATGCCCGTCGGCCACATGACCAAGCGCGAGATTGTCGCTGCGGGCCTCGACTGCGACGCACCGCTGCACCTGACGTGGTCGTGCTACGAAGGCCGGGAGCTGCACTGCGGGACGTGCGGCCCGTGCTACATGCGCCGCACAGCGTTCGACATGGTCGGTGCGCCCGACCCGATGCACTACGAAGGGGACCCGACGTGACGACCATAGATCGGAAGAGGAGTTCGACGCCGGGCACCGCGTGCCGTCCCACGGGTCGAAGTGTCGCAACCCGCACGGGCACCGCTACCGGGTGCGCGTGCTGTGCCGCGGCGCGATCGTCGACGAGCCGGGAGCGCCCGACGACGGGATGCTCGTCGACTTCGGCGACCTCAAGGTGCTCATGACGACGCTCGTGCACGACGTCCTCGACCACGCCTTCATCTGCCACGAGGGCGACTCGCTGCTGTACGTGCTCCGCGACGCCGACGCCTCGTGGAACGTCGTCGCCTTCCCGTACATCCCGACCGCCGAGAACATCGCCCGCTGGTGCTGGGACCAGCTCGACGGGCCGATCGGCGAGCGGTTCCGCGACGGGCTGCAGCTCGTCGAAGTTGCTGTGTGGGAGACACCCACCAGCGTCGCCTACTACCACGGGAGCTGACGTGCGAGTCGCAGAGGTGTTCGGGCCGACAGTGCAGGGCGAAGGCCCATCGACGGGCAGGCCCGCAGTGTTCGTGCGCCTGTGGGGCTGCAACCTCGACTGTGCGTGGTGCGACACCCCGTACACGTGGGACGTGAGCGGCAAGAACGGCACGGTCTACCGCCGCGACGACGAGTCCACCGTCGTCGACGCCGAGGCGCTGGCAGCGACAGCCAGCGCGCTCGTGCCCGCTGGGCGCCTGTTCGACTACCGGGCCGTCATCACGGGCGGCGAGCCACTGCTCCAATCCGGCGAGCTGACGGTGCTCGTCGAAGCGCTCGCACCGCTGCGAGTCGAGATCGAGACGAACGGCACCCTCACCCCACCCATCGACGCACCGGGCGTCGACTACAACGTGTCCCCGAAGCTGGCGCACGCACGCACCACCCGCGACGCGCTCCGCCCCAGCGTGCTCGCCGAGTTCCAGCAGCTCACCCAGTCGGGCGTCGCGTTCAAGTTCGTGTGCGAGCAGCCCTCCGACCTCGCCACGATCGACGCGCTGCGCCTCCCGCCGTCGTGGGTGTGGATCATGCCCGAGGGCCGCGACGCCGCCACGATCGAACAGCGGGGCCGTACGCTGGCCCCGCACGTCCTCGACCGCGGCTACAACCTGTCCACCCGCCTGCACGTGCTCCTGTGGGGCGACGAGAGGGGAGTCTGATGGCCGAGCACCGCAACGTCACATGGCCCGAGGTGCAGTCCGCTGCCGCCTGCTGCGCTGACCGCTGGGACCGCACCGGCATCGCTGCCGTCCACGGCGTGCCCCGCGGCGGCCTCGTGCCCGCTGCGATCGTCGCCGAACGGCTGGGCGTGCCCGTCGTGGAGCGCATCGTGAACCGCGACGTCACACTCGTCGTCGACGACCTCGTCGACTCGGGCGCCACCGCCACCCGGTACGCCGACGGCCCGTTCGACGCCCTGTTCCGCAAGTCGCACAGCCCCCAGCCCCCGCGCGCCATGAGCACCGCCGTCACACTGGATGGCTGGCTCGTGTTCCCGTGGGAACGCACGAGCGACGAGCACGCAGGACCCACCGACGCAGTGCGCCGCCTGCTGCAGCACATCGGCGAGGACCCCGAGCGCGACGGGCTGCTCGACACCCCGAAGCGAGTCGTCAAGGCGCTGGGCGAGATGACCGCGGGGTACGCACTCGACCCCGCCGACGTGCTCGGCACCACGTTCGACGTCGGCAGCGACGAGCTGGTGCTCGTCACGGGCGTCCAGTTCACATCGCTGTGCGAGCACCACCTGCTCCCGTTCGTCGGCACAGCGAGCGTCGGCTACCTGCCGGGCCAGCGAGTCGTCGGCCTCTCCAAGCTGGCGCGGCTCGTCGACCTGTATGCCCACCGGCTACAGGTGCAGGAACGACTCACGTCGCAGATCGCGGAGGCGATCATGGCGCACCTCGACGCGCAGGCCGCTGGCGTCATCATCCGAGCGCACCACTCCTGCATGTCCTGCCGGGGCGTGCGCAAGCACAGCGACATGGTCACGTCGTCGATGCTCGGCAAGCTGCGCGACGAGCCATCGCTCCGAGCCGAGTTCCTGTCGCTGGCGGTCCCATGACCGAGCAGCCCGACGGCATCGGCCCCGTCAAGCCCAAGGGCGGGCGCCCGAAGAAGGGTGCCGAGCGCGCCCACATCGAAGCGCGCCGAGCGCAGGTTGACCGCATGGAGCTGGCGGGCGTGTCGTTCCGCGTCATGGCGGAACAGCTCAAGGTCGACGTGTCCACGATCCGCGACGACGTCAAGGCGGTGCGCGAGCGTCGCCGTGCGGACGCTGCCGGGTGCGACCTGCAGGCCGAGCGCGACAAGGAACTGGCGAGGCTGGAACTGCGTGTGTCGCAGCTCTCGGGTCCCGCCGCCAAGGGCGTCGCCTCTGCCCACCAGCAGCTCACCGCCATCGCTGCACGCAAGGCGAAGCTGCTGGGCCTCGACGCACCCCAGCAGATCGCAGTGTCGGGCGAGGTGCGCGCCACGCTGGGCACCGGCCTGTCGCCCGAGCAGCTTGCCGACATGCTCACCGACGACGTCGGGCTGGCCGATGACGACCTCGCTGGCGGCTGACGACGTCCTGTCCGACGCAGCGCTGCTGGCGGCACGCCGCAGTCCGGGCAAGATGGCGGCGGTGTGCTCTCGCGGGTCGTTCCAGTACGCCGCGGTCCACCAAGCGCTCGACCGCGCCATCGTCGACGCAGTCGCACAGCACGAGGGCCGACTGATCGTGTCGGTGACGGTGCGCGCCGGGAAGTCGACGCTCGCAGCGCGCTGGGCGCCCTCATGGTTCCTCGGACGGTTCCCTGACCGCCGCGTCATGCTCGCCTGCCACGAGGTGGGACTCGCAGCCGAGCACGCGGGCGCCTCCCGCGACATCCTCACTGAGTACGGCCCGACGCTGTTCGGCGTCGAGGTCGACCCGACGTCGAGCGCACGGCACCGCTGGGACATCGCCTCGCGCTCGGGCGGGATGCTCGCACTCGGCGTGGGCGGCTCACCGATCGGTCGTGGCGCCGACCTGCTGCTCGTCGACGACCCGATCAAGTCGTGGGAGATGGCGCAGAACCCTGAGCAGCGACGCAAGGTGAACGAGACGTGGTGGCAGGGCACCATGAGCAGCCGCCTCGAGCCGGGCGCCACCGTCATCGTCATCTGCTCTCGCTGGCACGAGGACGACCTGTCGGGCTTCCTGCAGCGCGAGTACCCGGGCGAGTGGACCGAGCTGCGCATCCCCGCGCTGTGCGACGACCCCGCCGAGGACCCGCTGGGCCGGGAGCAGGGCGAGTCGTTCTGGCCCGAGCGCTGGCCCGCTGAGCTGCTGCAGCGGCGCCAGCGCGAGGTGTCGTCGAAGGTGTGGCTGGCGCAGTACCAGCAGCGGCCCACCACCGACGATGGCGACGACTTCCCGACGGCCAAGCTCAACTTCATCGCGCCGACCGACGAGCGACTAGCGGCTGTCGACTGGTGCCGTGGCTGGGACCTCGCATCGACCGAGGGCGGGGGCGACTGGACAGCCGGGGTCAAGATCGGCCGCTACCGCAGCGACGGGCGCTGGGTGATCGGGCACGTGGTGCGTGGCCAGTGGGCCGAGTCGTCCGTCAGGCAGCAGCTCGTCGACGCAGCCCACATGGACGGCCCAGAGGTGCTGGTGGAGCTGCCGCAGGACCCGGGGCAAGCGGGCAAGGCGCAGGCCGCGCAGCTCACAGCGCTGCTCTCGGGCTACAACGTCGAGTCTCGTCCGCAGACAGGGTCGAAGGGCACTCGTGCATCGGGCCTCGCTGCACAGGTGCAGGCTGGGAACGTCGACGTGGTGCGGGGCGAGTGGAACCATGCGCTGGTGGACGAGATGAGCGTGTTCCCAAACGGCGTGCACGACGATCAGGTCGACGCTGCCGCCT